AGGCCTTTCAGGCCTAGGCCGGTAAAATAGGCTTTTAGCCGCAGAGAAAACCACCAGTTCTACTGGTGGTTTTTTTTGTAAATGAATAAGAAAAAATTGAATATACTAAATAGCAATAGACTAATGATAGACATAGTAAATCTATAAGAATAATTATGTTATTTATAAATAGAGGAGTGTGAATTAAACGATGATTACGACTATAACGTTGAATCCTGCATTAGATAAATTAATGCAGATTGATGCTCTAAATATTGGCGAAACGAATCGCACTGAAATTTTGAGTGAATCTGCTGCGGGTAAAGGGATTGATGTAGCTAAAGTGATTCGAGATTTTAATCGCGAAGTAAATGCCACTGGTTTTTTAGGCGGAATAGTGGCACCTATTTTTAAGCAATGCTTTCAAGATGAAAAAATTAATGATCATTTTATTAATATTAAAGGCACAACGCGTACAAATATTCAATTATTTGATACTAAAGGAAAGCGCACAGAATTACTTGAAAAAGGACCTGAAATTGAAACAAATGAATTAACGGAGCTCTTACATAAGGTAGAAGAGTTAGCAAAAAAAAGTACAGTTGTTGCGATTTGTGGGAGTGCACCTCGAGGAGTTGATGAAGATTACTTCACTAAACTTATTCAACTTTGTAAAAACTACTGTGATAAGGTTATTGTAGATACATCAGGATCTTTATTGAAAGTCGCTATTGAACAAAAACCATGTTTAATTAAACCGAATCAAGATGAAATGCTTGAGTTAATGGGAGTTAAATCTGCGACTCAAGATCAAATGATTGAGTTTGCTCAAGAAATTTGTCGACAAGGGATTGAGTATGTTCTAATTTCATTAGGAAAAGAAGGGGCAATGTTAGTCTCAGAACAAGGTGCTTGGAAAGGAAAGGCGCCAGAAGTTGAAGTTAAGAGCACACTTGGATGCGGTGATACCGTTGTGGCTTCAATGTGTATCTCTTTCGCAGAAGGTGACCAGCCGGAAGAGATGTTAAAAAAAGCAATTGCTTTATCGAGTGCGAATGCTATGACTTTTGAGACAGCTCATGTGATTGAATCTGATTATAAATCTCTATTGCCTCGCTGTCATGTTGAAAAAATTAAATAAAAGAAATCCAACACCTCTAGCGTAATTGATGTTAGAGGTGATTTTTATGTTTGATATCAGTGGACGAGAATGGATAGAGGAAGAATATTTACGACTTCATGAGCAAGGATTGGTTCAGGAAAAGGACGTCGTAAAGGTGATAGGGGTTCACAATCAAATGTGTGAGCGCTGTTTGAATCAATCTGATGAATGGTTTGGTACTTTTACTTACAAGGAACAATTGATTACCTATTGTCGCCAATGTTTAGATTTTAAAATGGTAGATAACTGTCATTATTTATATCGCTCATTAATGCCTGCAAAAATAACAGACAATGCTCATGTATTAAATATAGATTTTAAACTCTCTTCACTTCAACAAAGAGCCTCTGATTTTGCTAAAGAGATTTTAGAAGCAAATGATTTAGGCCTGATCTGGGCTGTATGTGACGCTAGCGTATGAAAACCGAAAAATAGTAAAAAAATAAAAGCTATTGATTCCAAGTGATTTGAAGCCCATCCTCAGTTACGACTATTTTATTTATAAATAAATCAACAATCGCGGTTTGAGTTTCTAAGTCACATTCAAATAAGTTAGGGATCCCGTTTTTAATGAATTGTTCAATCTGAGATTGTTCATATTCTGTTTCTTCTGCTTGTGCTAAGAGTGTTTCCTTCTGTGTGTTTAAATCGGCTAATTTAGCGTCGAGTGAAGTTTTAGATAATCTATCATCCATATACAAATCTAGTAGTTTATTTATTTTCGTATCAATACGTTTAATTTGTTTAATGTAGTTCATTGGGCTATGACTTAAGTCAATTTCACCACTTGTTTCTAAATTTTTAATACGAGTGAAAATTTCTTTTTCAAATTCATCACGGCGAATCGTCCTGTTAAAACATTTACTTTCGTAATGAGAAGGTGTTTTTCTACGATTACAGATTAGATAATGATAGGTAGCTTTCTCACCAGTTGCTAATTTATCTGTATGAGAGTATGAACGATATTCTTCTCCACATCGAGCACAAAAAACTTTTCCTGTAAAAACTTTATTTTTTACTTTTCCAAAATTTGAACCTCTATTTTCTTTGAAGGTCTGTTGTACTTGATTAAATAAATCTTCAGATATAATGGGTTCATGTGCGCCTTTATACCATTCACCTGCGAAAGAAACCTCACCAATATAAACTCGATTTTGTAGGAGGTGAACAAGTCGTTTAACTTTAAGCTTAGTAAAACCCTCTTTTTCTAATTGATCTTGAACTTTAGTATAAGATTTTAATTTTATATAGACTTCAAAGATTCGTACAATATGTTTCCGTTCTTCTTCATTGACGACCAATTCTCCACGAGCTAGACGAGTATAGCCATAGGGAGCTGTCGCTGAACCACCTGACCATAATCCTTCTTCTCGTACCATTTTGTGATGACAGCTTCTTAAACGTTCAAGAATGGTCTCACGTTCGAGTTGAGCGAATACAGATAAAACGCCAATGGCTGCACGTCCAAAAGCAGTAGTGGTATCGATTGTTTCAGATAGCGAAATAAATTCAACTTCATGGGGTAAAAATACTTCTTCAATTAAATAAAGTGTATCACGTTGACTTCGACTTAGACGATCTAAGCGATAAACGATAACCATATTAATTTTTTTATTTTTAATATCTTTTTGTAATTGTTGTAGGGCAGGGCGATTTAAATTAGACCCGCTATAACCTGCATCAATATATTCCTGTGTATGGGTCCATCCTTTAGAGGTACAAAAAGCTTCTAGTCGTTCCCTTTGTAGCGGGATACTATAATTATCGATTTGTTGTTCGGTTGAAACTCTTGAATACAATGCCACTTTCATCTTTATCCCTCCGCTTATTGATTCCAAATCACTTGTAATCCATCCTCTTTCACAATGATTTTATCCACGAATAAATCAATAATGGCGGTTTGTGTATCTAAGTCACATTCGAATAAGTTAGGAATTCCTTTTTTAATAAAGTCCTCCATTAGAGATGTTTCGTATTCTGTTTCTTTTGATTGAGATAGTAATTTCTCTTTTTGAGAATTAAAATCTGCTAATTTAGCGTCAAGTGCATCTTTTGGAAGTCTATCATCCATGTATAAATCGAGTAACTTATTGATTTTCTCATTGATCGCCTCAATCTTTTTTGAGTAGTCAACAGGTATACTCTTTTTAGTAAATTCAATTTCACCACTTGTTTCTAAGTTTTTAATGCGGTTGAAAATCTCATTTTCCAAGTCTGAACGTCTAATATTACGGTTAAAACATTTACTTTCATAGTAAGATGGCATCTTACGACGGGAACAAACCATATAGTAATAGGTTTCACCTGTTTTTTTATCCTTTGCAGAGTAAGAACGATAATTCTCACCACAGCATCCACAAATAACTTTTTTTCTGAAGACATTATTTTTTATCTTTCCGAAATTATAACCTTTGAAGTGCTCATTTACCTTTTGGGCTGCATTAAATAAATCAACCGATATAATCGGTTCATGTGACCCTTTGAACCATTCACCTGCAAATGAAACTTCACCAATGTAGAGTCTATTTTTAAGTAATGAAGTAATACGGGCATGTCGTAGAGGAGGAAAACCTTCTTGTTCTAATTTCTTTTGAACTTTAATATAGGATTTTAAGGTGACGTACTCCTCGAATATTCTAACGATATGTTTCCGTTCTTCTTCATTAACAATCAATTCTCCACGTTTAAGTCTAGTGTAACCATATGGACTAGCATCAGAACCACCAGCCCAAAGACCTTGGTCACGAACCATTTTGAGACGACCACTTCGTAAACGTTCAGTAATTGTCTCACGTTCTAGTTGAGCAAATACTGACATGACTCCAATCATGGCTCGACCAAATGGTGTGGAAGTGTCAATGGTTTCTGAAATGGATATGAACTCCACATTATTAGGAAGAAACATTTCTTCGATTAAATAAAGGGTATCCCGCTGACTTCGGCTTAAACGATCCAGGCGATAAACAATAACGGCATTTATCTTTTTACTTTTAATATCTTTTTGTAACTGCTCAAGAGCAGGGCGATTTAAATTAGATCCGCTATACCCAGCATCCACATATTCTGTAATCTCATCCCAACCTTTAGACGTACAAAAAGCTTTAATACGTTCTTTTTGTAGCGGGATACTGTAGTTTTCAATTTGTTGCTCGGTTGAAACTCTCGCGTACAATGCTACTTTCATCATGATTCCTCCTAAGACTTTTGAAGTCTTTTTTATTGATTCATAGATATCTCTAGCCGATTTCTATTCTAAAAATGGACTAATAGCATAACAGTATTTTCCAATTACATTCATGTCCTTAATATCATTTTCAACAAGTGTAATGAGTTCACCTTCTTCCATCACCGGTCGTAGTGTGACGATATCCTTATCTACAATGTATAATTTTCTAATCATCGCTTCATTTCCGTTAAGAGAGACAGCCACGATATCACCGCTATTAATTTTGGTCTTTTTATTGAAGATAGCAAAACAATAACCAGTGATAAATGTTGGATGTGCCACCTGTATTCCAAAGAATTGTCCGTCGTTATCAGGGTAGGGGTTTTTAATTTTAGCAATCTGATTTCCAAGAGTATCTCCATAAATGGCATCGTATATTAAAATTTCATCTATTTCACAAGGGATATATTCCTCTGCACCGAGTAAGACTAGGTGAGAAATATTTAACGCTTTTGAAAGTAGTTGTAGTTTGTCACGCTTGATGTTTATAATGTCACCCGATTCCCATTTACCGACTGTTGTACGGTCAGCATGACATAGATCCGCTAATTCCTGTTGAGTGAGTCCAAGTTCTAAACGTCGTGATTTAATAATATCTTTCATTTCTATTAATTTATTAGTCATCTTATCCATCATCCTTTATACGCTTGATTACAGTATCATCATATCGAAGTCAAAGGTTATCTGCAATGGTTCTATGTGAGTCTGTATCACTTTCTGGAAACATTCGACAAATAAAAACAGAAATTAACAAAGGAGATGTGATTTAACACCACAATCAACATAAAATAGTTTTTATGTCGAAAACTAGAACAATATTCAAGAAAGATGTTTGTTTTTATAAAAAAATAAACAGTAATTCACAAATGTTAGCGGTTCCTAATTGTTAGGATGAAAATATTGTTATATTATAAGTGTGACCCAAGTCAACATTCAGGGGATGGAATAGATTGAGTTTTGGTTAGAAGAAAGATAATAGGGAGGGAATATCATGAACACTGCATTGTTTAAGGACTATGTCGAATTAAGGGGAATGAACTTTAATCAATTTGCGAAGGCTTTAGGGGTGAAAAAAAGTTATATTTGTGCACGTATGAAGTATCCTGACAGATTATCAACAGAAGATATAAAGTCAATGGCACATCTCTTGGAGTTAAGACCGTATGAAATTACGAATGTGTTTTTCCCAGAAGAGGCTATTTTTAGTCTCTCTGACTTTTTTAATAAAGCTTAATTTTTTTTATCTGTTAGGTGATTTTATTCAATATTAAAATTTGTATTCAAGATATATAAGTGATTAAAGATCACATAACGATAATATTTTTTACTATTTATGTGATTTTATTCATCTTTTTTAATTAAGTTACAAGAGATGTTAAGGGGGAATAGAAATGAAAGTTAATACACCGCTAGGCATCATTGAATTTCCCGATGCCCTAACGAATTATGGTTATGCATCGGTGGATACGAAAAAGCCTTTAAAGAAATTAAAGATTCAGACATATGACGAGGGGAAAGAAATTTTATGGTATCGTAATGCAGCGAATCAGGCGATTACGGAGATTAGTTGTAGGAAAGATAAACCACAGGACTATGAATATACGTGTCCATGCGGGTATGAATTAAAATCGGGGTTTAATTTAGAAAGTATTAGATGTCATCAATGCGAAGAACTGATGACTAAAACATACATCGGGGTCGTGGCACAGGTTGTATAGATCGATGGGGGGATGAAGATGTTAGCGGGATTTTTATTTAAAGAATATGAGATGAACAAGGAGGGGGTTGTAACAGGATATAAAGTTCTTTTGAAAAATGAACAAGTGGCAACCCTTGAATACCGTAGCCATACATGGATTGGGGCTATTGTCAAAGATATCAATATTATTACTAAGCGTGATCAATCCGTGATGCGAGTGGCGGGTTGGATTATTCATGAATTGAAGGGATAGGATTTCTAATGATTCATCACGATAAGCAGATAGAAAGGGTGTTCGACAAAAAGAGAAGAAATTCTTCTCTTTAACGAACTTGTATAGGATATTAACAAGTCGACCATTTTTAGATTTT